AAAAGACTTATTTCTGATAGCACAATTATTTTTACCCACCTAGTCATCATCAAACTGGTCAAGGTCAACGTATGTTTTGATTTGGCCAACACGATTCCCATTGATATCAAATAATTTACGACTAATACTTTTCTTTGCATCTACATGCTGAATTGCTATATGAATTATTCTTGTCAATTCAACAGTTGCATCACCATCAAATGCAGCATTGTCTGTACAGACATCTATGTTTACTGATACTTCACCCATTTTGTACCTCCTTTAGTACATTGCTTTTGATTGTATTTATAACGCTACGTAATTTATCACTCGCGTCCCATGCTTCTTTTACAAGAGTGAGATATTCTCTAGGAAAACTTGTTATGTTATCCTCATCTACATTAGCAATAAATTTTATAGCTAGTTTTTTATTTGCATTTATCAAAACAATTAAATTATTTTGTTCTTCTAAAGTTAAACATACTTCATTATCTTTCTTACTCATTACCCTCTCCTTGACGAATACTCGTCATATATTTTGTTGATAATTTTTTAGCTGTTTCGTATACCACATCATGCCATACCTCTTTTCTAATATGTTGAGGACATTCAACAGAGTCCAGGCGTTTCTTGATACGTTGAAATGCTTCTTCTTTTCTATTGGCATATCGCCTTTGCCACCCCTGCATTACTCTATCCTATGGCTGACAGTTACATACTTTTCAATATCACTTTGGTCTGTAAGATAATCATCTAGCGTTTCAAGTTCTAGCTCTGTCATATCCCATACAATAGCAACTTCTTTCTCAACATGGTCGACACGAACAGTCATGTGTTTTCTGTCAGTCTCAGGGAAAGTTTTCATTTGTGTTATACAGCAGACAACACGAAAGATAAACTCACGTAGTTGCTCTTCTTCAAGAGTTTCTTCTTGTGGTTGGTTATCATGCATAATGTCATCTGTATATTCATTTTCATTACTCATTTTTATACTCCTCAAGCTCACTAACTTGTCTGGTTTATTAATAATTACTTTTGGTTTACTCATCTTTATCTTCCTTATGTATTACTTCTTCTACCTTATCAATACGCCAAGCAACAGCATCATGTTCAAAGATACCTCTAGCACCCCAGCCGACAAACACACAACCATTTATATTATTTGCCATACCATATTCAAGATCACCAGCATCATTTTCTCTGCGTTTGGCAAGGTCTATCAGATCATCATTATTTAAATATACTTCACTTTCGATATACCATTTGGTTATCTCAGGTAAACTTCTTGATACTTCATAGATATAAGTTTTCTTATCACTCATTGACTACTCCTTTCGATTTCAAAATCAGTTATTTTAGTTGCAAGTGCATGAACGTAAAATTTCTTTTCATCACTTCCCATGTTGTCCCATGCTTCTTGAGTTGGTATAGTAATACCCATCTCAAGCATAGTTTCTATCGTGTCAGATATATCAACATATCTATCACCCCATTCCTCTCGCATATCATTTATTGCTCCCATTTTTCTCTCCTCTTGCGTTCAACCATTACTGCTTCAAATGTATCTGGTCCTGTATAACAAATATCTCTTTCAATACCATTTTGTTTGAGTTCATCTATATGAAAATCACCATACTCTGGAGTAAATATATCAGCGATACCAAACATATATCCTCGTTCGTCCATGCTGTACACCCACCAATCACCAGCACCCATTGGATTAAAGAACTTAACCACAACAGGTTCTTTGCTAATACTTTCTGTAGCAAAGTTTGTGTTCTTGTGATTGTGAAGTAATTGTTTCTTTATACCTTCTGTAATAAAACTATATGACATGACTACACCTCATTGGTTAGGCTCTGAGTAATACTGTTAGCAGTATCAGCAGAGCAGTTAATAATAATAGTTGTTCCATATACCTCTCCAATAAAATAACATGGCTTTGAACTGGAATAGACTTAGCTAACCTTCCACCATAACCTATTACTGCATTTATCTTAACGATTACTAGCTCAACAGGATGACCTTAAACGAGGTTTTTATTGGTTAGTACCATGTTACAATTAAAAAGTCCTGGTGCTATCCTTTCCTGTACTTTCAAGTTCCCACACCAAGACCAAGTATGTGTACAAGCAAGTCCTTAGAACATTCCATGTTCAACGCTAGGCATTTGCACACAAAGACAACCTCACTCTGGCCGATAACTCGGCACACATAAAGTGTGTTCGGACATCGCATAATTCCAGATTTATGAGGGCGGTACTACGACATGAAGCGCAAAGGGAGAAAACCATATTACCGCCGCACCTTTTTGCCAGTCTTGTAGTACCTATACCTAGTGGGATTCAAACCCACGCTCAGTAATTCATGCTTTTTGTTTTACGCTTTACGAACGTAAGGAGAAAGCTAACTCCTACAGAAGCATTAGGAGTAGGGAATGAAAGGCCCTTATAACTATTGCTCCTGTTCTATAAACTATAACACATCTGTTCTATAAAACAATATAATTTGTTGGCAATGTATTTGTAAAAAAGTGGCTATCCCACGTATATACATTGACTTTGGCTTTGGGTTTTAATGATAAGTACGACATGCCTTTTTGTCGTACTACGCCCTGGGGTACGTAAAAATGTCCTGCTTTTGATGAGAGCAGGGAACTCAAAGAAGTACTAAATAACGTAGTACCAATCTTCATACTCAGGTAATAACATAGATGGCATTACTAAAGCATTATCACAATCTCTAGCGTATCTTATTTTTTCCATTATTTACTCCATTTAGTAGTTAAATTAAGTCCTGCTTTTGAGGAGAGCAGGTAACTCCTTCATAATTATCTATGAGCGCACATACTTTGTAACTTCTCAGACTGTGCTTTATCTAGAGCTACTGATTTTTCTTTACCAACTCTAGCAACTTCCTTTTTCTTCAGATAAGCCTCGATGTCTTTCCTTATCTCAGCAACTGTTTTGAGTTTGAGTTCTAAGTCTGGTCTGACTTTTTTAAGCTCAGCATAGAACTGAAGTCTCATCTCAAGTAAGTCTAGATTTTCGTCCTGAATCTCTACAGCCTGAGATAGAACTCTCACTCTTTCGTTAGCTATTTCATCGAATCTACCTTTACACTTATCAATAGCTACCATCAAGTCGTCTCTCATCTCATTCGTTTTATTACGTACAAGTTCTTTCGACTTCATTTCTCTATTATAGTCCTGTTGAGCTGAGTAGCCATTAGGATTATAAGTACTATTATCAAAGCAATTCTCAAGACCATATTTACTTTCTGCGTCCTTTAAGAATGATTTTAAAGCTAGTTTTTTATCTTCTTTAGTAAGTTTCATATATACTCCATATTTTAGTTTAAGTTATACATCTTTTAGTATTCACAAGACTTTTTTTATTCTATATCTGTGTGAATGGTTTTTCGAAACTATAATGTCAAGACTGAACGCAAATCAGGTACTGGCAAACATCGGAAGGAGCCGATGTTTGAGGTATTTTCGAAAAAGGGTTTGGTTTGGCATGAGGCGCATTGCGCCGAAGGCTTTTTCGTAAATACCATTTGTGTTCATGTCTTGACTTATAGTTTACTATTACCAATTCACACATATATAGAACTAACCATCGAATGGACACGTTGTTAGAATCTTTTTCATCTTCTGTGTATGTGTCGAAAAAGATTCGTCCATTCGATTGGCCTTTGACTTTGCTGTGCAAAGGCCCTTATGGGAAGTACGTTGTAGCTAGGTAGATTGACAAGTAGAACGCAGTAACGTATATATATCGATATGACTAAATTAACGAATGTAAATGCAATATTACCGAGAAAGCAACCTTCGCTAACAACACGACAGCGTACTCTAGTAGATACATTAGTAACTACAGGCTGTTCTGTGAGTGAGGCGAGTATAAAGGCTGGGTACAAGGGAAAGACACCAGGCGTGATAGGTTATCAAACGCTAAAGAAACCTCATGTCGCCTCATATATGTACGAAGTAATCAAGCAGTCGTTTGGTGTAAGTGCTATTACAGCATCACGTAAGCTCCTTCATCTCTCTCAGAACGCCAACTCAGAGTATGTTCAAATGGAATCAGCGAAGGATATATTAGACAGAGCAGGTCTTAAAGCACCAGATAAACATCAACACCAGATTGTTGGAGACTTCAAGGTAAACATCGATCTCGGATAACCTGCGCTGACTACTGGTTTTTCTTGGCTATGATACTGGACAGGGGGGCTTAAAAAACTGACCTTGAACTTAGTAATGACGTCCTATCCTCGCATTATTTTTCTTCAGAACTCGATGTTGTATTTTATTTTTTTTTCGCTATAGTAAAATTTTAATCACAGGGGAAAGTTATATGGCAGTTCAAGTCCCAATATTAGCAATAGCTGCGATAGTTAAAATCTTAGGGCCGAAAGCAGTCCGAGCTGCAAAATCTTTGCATAAAAGGTTAGTTGCCCAAAAGAAAACTAAGATGAGTCAACAAGAATTTTTATCTAATAAAGCCAGAACACAAATGAGAGTAAACAAATCAGATGCAGTCAAAAAGCGAATAGAAAGTGGTCCTAAACAGTCAAAACAATATAAAGGCAAAAGAGACCCATCAGAAAAAAAAGCAGAGCCACCAAGCATTAAGACCAAAGATTCTCAGGGTAAAATGACTACTAGTCCAAAGAAAAAAGATACTAGTACTATCGTGCCTGTGTTTGACAAAGCAACGAGAAAGTACAAAAATTTTGATGTTAGCAAAATAACAGAAAAAGAATTGTACTCAATAAAACCTCGTTCAAGTCAATTAATAAGTAAATGGGTGCAGTATCATAAAGGCATTCCTTCAAAAGGTATACCACCGCTTAAAGATGCAACCAAACAAGCAGTAAAGAAACTAAAGGAGAAAATGAAAAATAAATGAGTACCGCAATAAAACGTGATCCAAAGAAGTGGGCAGCAGCAAAGGCCAGAGCCAAAGCTAAGATGGGTGGTAAACATTCAGCCAGAGCTATGCAGTTAGCAGTTAAGTATTACAAAGATGCTGGTGGCACATACTCAGGTGCAAAAAAATCTAGCAACAAGTTATCCAAGTGGTCTAAGCAAGACTGGGGTACTAAGTCAGGCAAGAAGTCTAGTGAGACAGGCGAACGCTATCTACCAAAGAAAGCTATTGCCAGATTGTCAGCAAAAGAATATGCTAGGACTACAGAAAAGAAAAGGGCAGACACAGCTAAAGGTAAACAGTTTAGCAGTCAGCCAAAGGATATAGCTAAGAAAACTAGAAAATATAGGAGAGCATGATGGCACAACAACCAGCTAGACAAAGAAAGAGTTTGCTTAAAACTACTCTTGAGCAAGAGAGGAAAGCAGCAAAGAGAGACCCAGAAGGTGCAGCGAGTGTAAAAAAGAAAGCAGCAATGATAGGTAATATTATTATGAACTTATCATTAGCCGCACCAATTCCTGCCGCATTACGTAACATAAGTTCTGCGGTTATGAAACAATTATCTAAAAGAGAAATAGCTAAACTACAAAAATTAAAAAGTAGAAAGGGTATGATTAACTCTACAAAGAAACCAAAAACTGGTATAGGTAGTGGTGGCTCTGATGATATGCAAATGATGCATGGGTATTAAATTATGAAAGGCGTACCGCATTACACAAAAGATGGAACATTATTTAAAGGCAAGACACATAAGATGGCTGATGGCACTTTGCATACAGGTAAGAGTCATACAAAATCAAGTGAGAAGTTATTTCACATGAAGGACTTGCCAAAGTCAGTTCGCAATAAATTAATGAAGATGATGAAAGACAAAGGAGGTAAAGCATGAAGGGTATGAAGAAAAAGAAAACAAAAATGCCAAAGCCAAAGAAGATTAAGTACTAATGGCTAAAACTCCAGCATGGCAACGCAAAGCTGGTAAAAACCCTAAAGGCGGCTTAAATGCAGCAGGTAGAGCCAGTTACAATCAAGGCGGTGGAAACTTAAAACCACCAGCACCTAATCCAAAGTCAAAGCGTGATAAGGCAAGACGTAAATCTTTTTGCGCTAGAATGAAAGGCATGAAGAAAAAATTGACATCAGCTAAAACAGCTAGAGACCCAAACTCAAGAATTAATAAATCACTTAGAGCTTGGAACTGCTAGGAGGTAGTATGACAAAAAAGAAAAGACCATTAACTAAGTTAGAGAAAGTAGAAATCAAAGCAAAAAAAATTTTAGCAAATGAAAAGAAAATTATTGATGATGAAAAACAAAAACGATTTCAACAATGTGTTGAAGTAAAACTTTTAAAAGGACATTCACAAGAACTAGCAGAAAAAATGGCTAGAGAAATAATCTACAATACACATGAGGTGTAGATGGGTGAACAATATAACAATCCATTAAATATTGAAATTATAAATTTAACTGATAGTTGGTCTGGACAGATAGGTATCTATGCTGATGGCTATAGTAGTATTTCGGATCGCAAAGCAAAAATAAATTACAATCCACAAAAAGATAGATATCGAATGGCACAAACCTTCACTACAAAAGGTGGTGATGTTACTGCTATTAGCGAAGAATACAGAAAAGAAATAATAGAAAAGACAAAAAATTTATCATGGCAAGAGGCTCGTAAACAAATGAAAAAATTAATTCAACAAAAATACCCACAGAAAAATATAAATAGAGTTGATTTTGCAAAACCATTTGCTCATTTTGATAGTAGGATAACAGGACTAAGAGCTGGTTTTAGATTGTTTAAAGGGAAAGGTTATTTAGGAAAAAAAGATAAATATGGAAATCCTGCACCTCTTAATAATTTATGTGATGTTACAAAAAGATTTGCTCCAAGCTCTGATAGAAATAATCCAGACAAATATTGCAAAAATGTAAAAAAAAGAATGCAAGAAATTCACACAGACTTTACTGGTATACTTGAGGAGAAACATGTACCAAGTATGGTTTTAGCTTTTTTAAAAGAAGAAAATAATGAAGAGTATGAAAATTATTATCTAACAGAAGAAGCATTGAAATATGATTGGAAAGTTGCAGAACATGCATCACAAGAAGATAGGCCAATGAGTGTAACAGGTAAAGATTTCGAAATTGGATATAAATTACATTTGAACCCAAATATAGTTAGACTTGAGTTAGAAACATTACTTGATTCAGATGGTGGTTCTTTTTCTGGTGGCACAGTACCAAGAGGTTTATATGAATGATTTAGCAAACTCAGCAGTATACACACAAGAGCAATGGAATAAGGTAAGACTGGTGGTAAAAACTCAGCACATGAAAAGTTATCCAAAAGAGTTTGTTACTGACCAAGAGGCAGATAAAATTATTGCTGCTATGTCAAGAGAAACAGTAGAAAAACTTTATGAGTTAGCAGTAAAATATGGCATCACTAGATTATAAAGCTCCAGGACCAACAGTAAAAACATTTATGAAAGATGATAGTTTCTTTCGTGGATTGCGTGGCCCAGTCGGTAGTGGTAAATCTGTGTCATGTTGTATTGAAATATTAAGACGAGCATTAGCACAAGCGCCAAATGCAGAAGGTATACGCAAAAGTAGATGGGCTGTAGTAAGAAATACGAATCCACAACTCAAAACAACTACCATCAAAACGTGGTTAGATTGGTTTCCAGAGGAAGAATGGGGTAAGTTTTTATACAGCGTACCCTTTACTCATATGATTAAAAAAGGTGATATAGAGTTAGAGGTTATCTTTCTTGCTTTAGATAGGCCAGAAGATGTAAAAAAGTTATTATCATTAGAACTTACAGGAGTATGGATTAATGAAGCTAGAGAAATACCCAAGTCTATTGTCGATGCTTGTACCATGCGTGTTGGTCGTTATCCTAGTATGCGTGATGGTGGCCCAAGCTGGTATGGGGTTATCGCTGATACTAACGCACCTGATACAGAGCATTGGTGGCCGATACTTGCTGGTGAAACAGTACTGCCTGACTACCTTACAAAACAAGAAGCGAAGATGTTAGTCAAACCTGATAACTGGTCATTTTTTAACCAACCACCTGCAATGCATGAAATCATGGGTAAAGATGATGTAGTAGACAGATATGAGTCAAATGATGAGGCAGAAAATGCAAATAATCTTACGCCTAATTATTACAAAAATATAATTAGAGGTAAGACTAAATCATGGATTGATGTATATGTTCTTAACAAATTAGGTTTAATTGAAGATGGTAAACCAGTATATGATTCATTTAGGCATGATGTACATGTTGCAAAAAGCGATTGCTTAGTAGCACAACAGATACCAATCTATATGGGTATTGATTTTGGATTGACTCCAGCTTGTGTATTTGCTCAACGAATAAGAGGAAGATGGGTAATACTAGATGAACTGGTAGCAGAAGATATGGGAATTGTAAGGTACTCTGATTTATTAAAACAACAGATGGCGTTATATATGCCAAGAGAGTTTTATATCTTTGGAGACCCTGCTGGAGACCATAGAGTACAAACAGATGAAGCAACACCATTTCAAATACTAAGAAGTAAAGGTATAAATGCAAGACCAGCACCATCTAATGATGTATTAATTAGATTGGAAGCTGTAAATGCTACACTTACCAGAATGACTGATGGAGAGTCAGGGTTGTTAATTGACCAAAAATGTATTAACTTGATAAAAGGATTTAGCGGTGGTTATCATTATAAACGAATACAAACAAGTGGTGAACGCTATGATGAAAAACCAAACAAGAATAGATTTTCACATATACATGATGCATTGCAGTATTTATTATTAGGTGCAGGAGAAGGTAGAAAATTAATGCTTGGTGGAAAGAAAGCAAAACCATTTGTAGCAAAAAGAGATTTTGATGTTTATACTGTTAAACCAAAACGTAATGTATATGACAGGAGGAATAGGTAATGTGTGCAGGACCATTTAAACCAAAGATGCCAACTGGACCTACAGCAGAGCAAAAAGAAGCTAGAGAAGCAAGTAGAAAAGCTCAACGTCAAGCACTTCAAGAAGAAAGAAGAACAGCATCACAACTGAAAGCGGATCAGCTTGAAACAACTCAAGCAGCTCTAGCAGGTAGACGAGGAAGAAGAAGTTTATTATCTGGTCGTAGAGGTGGCAGAGGATTTGATATAAGCGAAGATTATAAAACCAAAACTACACTAGGTGCATAATGATAGATTCAAAACCATCAAATAATGTAGAGCAAATTGAAAATCCTGTTAAAAGAATATTGGCAAGATACCGACATGCAAAAACTATAAAAGACCATTGGAATCCTGTAATGGAAGAATGTCATGAGTTAGCTCTACCACAGAGAGAATCATTTTATACAGAAACAATGGCAAGAAGAAGGACAGACCATATCTTTGATGAGACTGCTGTTGTAGGAGTCCAGGAGTTTGCTAGTAGATTACAGTCAGGTATAGTGCCTAACTATGCAAGATGGGCAAATTTTGTAGCAGGTACAGAAATACCGCCAGACCAACAGAAAGATGTCAATTTAGCATTAGATGAAGTTACAGAGTATGTTTTTGAGATATTACAAAACTCAAACTTTTCTCAAGAAATACATGAAACCTTTTTAGATTGTGCAATAGGCACAGGTGTTTTATTAGTTGAAGAAGGTGATGCAGTTCAACCAATAAGATTTAAAGCAATACCATTACCACAAGTTTGTTTGACAAGTGGGCATGATGATAAAATAGATGCAGTATATAGAAAAAGAAGCATTAGAATGAAAGAACTTACTTTTGCTTATGCTCAACCAATCTTAAATGATAAAATGTTGATGGATGCAAAAGCAAATCCTGATAAAGAAATAAAAATAGTAGAAGTTATTTATCGTGATTATTCAGAAACAAAAGAAGAAAAAAATATTTTTTGTGCAATAGCAGAAGAATATGAGCATGAGATTTACAAAGAAGAATATAAAGGCATGGGTAGTAATCCATATATAGTTTATCGGTGGTCTAAATGTCCTGGAGAAGTATATGGTAGAGGGCCATTACAGTTTGCATTACCTGCAATTAAAACTGCTAATTTAGTTGTAGAGCTAATATTAGAAAACGCACAAATGGCAATATCAGGTATGTACCAAGTGGAAGATGATGGAGTCATTAATGTTGACAACATTGCACTTATTCCAGGTACAGTAATTCCGAAAGCAGCAGGTAGTGCAGGTTTACAACCTATTGCACAAGCTGGTAACTTTAATGTATCTGACCTTGTACTTAGAGATATGAGAAGCAATATTAAAAAAGCACTATACAATGATATGTTAGGCAATCCAAATGAGAAAACACCAATGTCTGCAACAGAAGTAGCTGAAAGACAAGCAGATTTATCAAGACAGATAGGCGCAGCTTTTGGTAGATTACAAGCAGAATTAGTAAACCCAATACTTGCACGAGTTATATTTATATTAAAAAAACAAGGTCGAATAAAAATACCTGTTGTAAATGGTAGAGAGGTGCAAATTGTATCTTCTAGTCCATTAGCACAAGCACAACATCAACAAGACGTTGCAACCATAGATAGGTTTTTAGGTTTAATGCAAGGTAGAGTTGGCCCAGAGTTATTAAATATAATGATTAAACAAGATGAAGTTGCAAAATTTGTTGCAAAAAAACTTGGTATTCCAGAAGAATTAATTAGAAGCCAACAAGAAATGCAAGAAATAATGGAGAGATATCAACAAATTAATCAAGCAGCACCAACAGCACCAGCCGAACCTCCACAATAACTACTTGACTTTTGGTAACAAATTCATATTCTAAAGGGGGAAGTGAAGCACATTTACCCTGAATGATGAAAGTACCTTTACTTCCTTAACAATTACATGAGGTGTAGCATGGCAA